TTTCCGCTACCACGCCCACCGGTGATAAGAATTATAAATTTTTCCTTATCCTCATATAATGGATGGTAAATTTCTTGAGGTACTATCATTTTAGCTTGTCTTTAATCCAGGAATCAATGTTGATGCCATGCTCTATGTCTGTTGGAATATCAGCGTCTTCATCCTGCTTGCGTTCAACCTTTCTCCAATCCTCATCGTGGTGATACAGCCAAACAGACATTGCTTGCAAGTTTGGTGCCAACTCGCTTTCGCTAACTTGTAATTCGTCCTCACCTGTCAAATTTCCCTCTGAATCACGGAGCTTTCTTACCACGGTGCTTTTGGTTTTTATGCCACCGAGAGCCATTGCAAGGAATTTAGCCCTTACAGTGGCATTGATTGTCGCGCGCCCACGCGCTAAGACTTCGGATATTTCGGTGTACTCACTTTTCTTTTCGCAGAATGTTTGAGGCAAAATCCCTATGGCATAAGCAATTTCCTTGTCAGTGAATCCCTTTTTGGCATACGATTCCACGAGAGAAAGAAAGTCCTCGCTTGTATAATCAAACTTAGGCTTTCTTCCTCCTTTACCTTTTCTGTTTTGAGATTCACTATTGCTCATAATTAATTATCCGTTTGCCAATCCTCTACTTACAGTTGTATATCCACGTTGCTTTCGCCAATAAGGAAGTGACAACACAGACGCATCTACTCCTAAGTTTCGTGCCAAATTCTTACCTGCGTTTCTTGCTGCGTTCATGATTCGCGAATTATTTGCTTCTCCTGGATATACTCTTTTTAATCTTCTTACAGTACCAAGTATTTCGTTAAAACTTCTTTGTCTTCTTCTGACTCAGCTTTCCTCCCAATAATTAATCTATTTTTTCTACTTGTTCATCGAACACTTCTCCTTTTATGAACTTCATATCGGGGTCATACCCAAACCGCTCACAGAAAGCGGCTTTAGCTTCATAGGTATCAAAGGACAACACCACATAGGCATCCATGTTCTCGGCTTGCTTCTGTGCGTTTTCTTTCACCTGATGTTTGACCTCTTTCATGTGGGCAACCTTTTCGACACGTTCCAACTGCTTGGCGGCTTTATCGGCTTCTTTCTGTTCGGAAACTGGGACCATCATATCAGACAAAGCATCCGCAATAGAGTTTTCCTCTTCGGTCTGCAAAAGATAGTCGACACCAATCATATTCAAGTCTGCATCGGTCAGACCTGCATCTTTCCAGTCAATATCAGGAACAATACGGGCAAGAGCGTCAAAATCCCATGTCCCTTGTGCATTAGGGTTGTTCATTAGAATGTTTAACTCCTTTTCCTGCTGCTCGTCCACGTCTATGACATCGACACGAATGCGGTAGTCGTTATCGGGAAACTTTTGCAATTCGTCCATGACAGACAAACGCTGGTGCCCGCTGACTACGGTAAGACCAGTACGCTTGTTCACGACAATTCCACCGACTAAACCAAACTTCTTGATGCCACGTTTCAGTGTCTTACGTGATTCATCGGAAAGTTTTCGGGGATTATAATCCGCAAAGTGAATGGCAGAACGATTAAGTTCCACCGATTCACTCTTTATGTATTTTGATAATTCCATATTAGCCATTACTTAGACCGAAACCTCTCTGCCGAAGAGTATTCCTTTCGGCTCTTGCTATAAGATTATCACGAGATTGTTTTGCACGCCTGCTTGCAGCACTGCTACTCCATGTATTTTTTCTTCTCCAGTTAGCTTCGCTCAATCTTTCTGCCTGAGCATATATCTGTTCTCTTGTCTTTCTTTTTCTGACTCAGCAATCCTCCTTATTAATTTTGTTGATTATGATACTCCCAAAGCACTCTTTCAGCCATCGGGAAAACTCTGTAAATTCTCTGTAAATCTTGCGGGTAATTCTTCTCCATCCAAAGCATACAATCAAGATTGAAACCTACTCCCGAACTGGCTTTCAATGAATATCGAACTGGTTCGGGTAAATTGTGCTGCCTCATATAAGCAAGAATATCCTTTTGTGTCCAATCAGCCAAAGGATAAACCATACCGTTATTCTCGTAACCGTTTACCTCATACCCTTTCAACATAAGCCTACGATTCATACCATCAGCTTTTTTCATGCCCAAGAATGTATAATAAACTCCATGAGTAAGCTGCATAGCCTTTACCACATCTGCCAACTTCAATAGCTTTACTTTCGGATTAGGCACGCAATACATACCTCCACGAAGAATATAAGTAAGATTCCAGTGAGGCACTTGCACAAACTCAATCTTTGGATATTTGACTTTAGTCCAGCCAATCCATCGGTTAATGTGCTCCAAATTCTTGACAAAGTACATGAACACACAAACAATCCGGTCAAACTTCGGATAGATTAAATCAAGCAGAACAAGCGAATCTTTGCCAAGTGATAAAAACAGTAAAGCCTCATTCGATTTTACCCGAATGAGGTCTATATACCGGTTCGCTTGTTCTACCTTGCTCATAGCTAACCACCGCTTAAACCAAATGAAGTACTAAGGTCACTATAACGCTGTCTGCGTGACCCCAACTGTGATGTACCAGCTTCACCGCCACGTCTGGCAACCAATCTACCACCAGCCCCGGCACCGTTCATATTTCTGCGAGGCCCGGCTACTCTGTTAATTCTTCTTGCGACTCTGCTTTCTAATTTTAAAAGTTGAACAATTAGTCTATATGTTTCTCTAATATCTTACCCAAGGTATAATCCATTTGGGCTGCGAGATATTCTTCACCTTGATGTTCGTAAACGATATCATTACCGTTTTCATCTGTGAGAATTACTGCTTCTGCGTTCTTTACCTCTACAATGATATAAGGACGTTTACCTATATATGCACCTGTCAGAAGCTTGATTGCATCGTACTTGATAGGCTTTAATTCTATTTCACCCTCTTCAGGCAGTTCTGCATCAGCCAGATATTCTTTACCGCCACATAGGTAAGTGATATACTTCTTAGCGTTGGTTGGTCTGATTTCACGGTATTCGTGGGTTTTCTTGCCTGCCAAGATTTCATCGAAATACTTCTGTTTGATGCTTAATGTAAGAATGTTCATAATCGTGTCAAATTTAAATTAATACTCAATAGTTGCGGGGGGCTGAATCGAACAACCGACCTTCACCAAGTCAAAGTGAAAAGCTACCACTGCTACACCCCGCGATAGTACTCCAAAGGTACTACCACAACCAAAGATAACGAAATATATACAAGTTCTATCTGTGACAATTAGTTTTAAGTCACAAAATCTTTTTCAGATAGGTATCTCTTTTCTCTCTGCACGCTTCTAAGGTAGGCGCACAACAAGAAAACAACTCACCGCTTTCAGTACGATAGTCGTACTGGTACATTCTCACTCTCTTCCCTCTCAATCTGGTGTTGTATGTAGTGTAGTTCTCTTTAACGGGCTGACATACGCTGCAACCGTTTTCGTTTATTGACTTCATAATCACTATATTTAATGTTTCATATTCAATCTTTCTTCATTCGTATCAAAAATCACAAGTGTGCGTATATTGCTTTTTCAACCCCTCTAAGGCTCTTTCTGTAACAAGATATGCGTACTGTTCATTGCTGCCAATACGCTTAATAGAACGCGTTTCTTTGAGGACAACAGGCTTATTAAAGATGATTTCATACCTATTACTACAAGATGTTATCAAAAAATCAACGCTGCGTTTGTATCTGTCCAGTTCAGTTTCTTTGTATTCACCTCTGGGGATAAAATTAGGGTTGGGCACAAAGTAGCTTTCTGCTACCAACAAGCCATTTGAATCATATATCTTCATAGCCAATATTTATTTATCATTCAATACAAATCTTATCCTTTTGATTGGTATCGTACCTAAATTATAAGTATCACCGAATAGAGAGCGCCCCATAAAAGGATCTATTGTTATATCATTATGACATACGGTTCTTACTTGTCCATCTGTGTGCAGTATCGTATCGCCTACACAAATTTGGCTTATATGGACGCTTTCGACTTCGTATTGATATTGTTCGTTTGATACTTTCATCGTATGGTGTTTAAGCGTTAATACCAATTGCGTTTCTCATAAAGTCACTTGCTTGCTCTACTGACATACCCAGCTTCTTTTGAATCAAAATGAGCATACAGCTAACTTGTTCTTTTGTGTTCAAATTGCCTTGTACAAACTCTGACATGATGAACTTCTCTATTGTTCTTTGTTTAATTACTGATGCTGCCATAATCGTATATCTTTTAATTGTTATTACTTCGTTTCTGATGATGCAAATGTATATTGTTTATTTGAAATATGTATTACAAATATTGTATTTAACTCAACTTTAACATTTGATTGTTGTAATACAAATATTATTTAATTATTAAAATATGATTTGCGTATTACAAATATTACATATATCTTTGCAATATAGAAAAACAAATATCTGTTGTACAGACGTGAGACACACGTATAAACTGTTTACATTATGAAAACTCAAATCACATCTTTAATCAACGGTACGAGAAACATCCGTAGAGACTTATCCAACCCTAAGTACATTGACTGCCCTAAAGCCACGTCACATATTGGATATGCAGGCACAAGCCTTAAATTGCGTGCAGAAATTGCAGAAAAAGTTATTGCAGAAAACCCTGATGGCATGGATGTTGAAATGTTCGGAAAGAAATTTCATTTGTTGCGTTCGGCTTCAGTATCCGGTAAAACAGTATGGTTTTCCACAGAAATAAGTCCTGATGAATTTATGCTATTATCCGGTTATGCGGAATTTCCATTTAAACAAAGCAAGGAGTGTAAATTTGCATTAGAGATAAACAATGACATGAATGTTTTGCTTCATAAGTGGTGCAGAGCTAACGAAAACGCCACAATGAAGCATAGAGGATATGATTATATAGATGAAGCGTTCGTAACAATAATATAACCAATGAACAGATTTAAATTAGAGAAGAGCAAAGACCTGCCGGGCTGGTGGGTCTTGACTGATACGGAGAACTTGATTGTATGCAAGTTTGAAGAACACGATTACAATGATACTCAACGAATTTCTGTGCTTGAGGACAGCAAGTTTATAGGCGATCCTGATTGTGCAAATAAGCTCGCGTCTATAATGGCCGAAATGGGGGATTACATGTTTTCCCATTGGTATTCAATAGCCTTTCCTGTGCCAACGTTCGAATTTAGAGAAGATGATGAAAATGACAGGTTGCTGCTTATCAGGAATAAATTTCCTAAATTCACAATAGAGATACAGGATGACTGTAATTTAAAGCAGCTTGCTGATGCTTTTAAATCGTTAGGAGAATTTACATCTAAATACAATCAAATATATGGTAGGAATAAAAAATAAATCAGGTGGGAAAAGAAAAGGAGCAGGAAGACCTAAATCAGATAACCCGAAACAGATAATATCACTGCGTATAGAACCTGATTTAATAGAATATGTCAATTCAAAAAAAAATCGGAGTGAATTTATCAATAATTGCATAAGGGAAAAAATAGAACGGGAATAATAATACCCGTTCTATCAATTGATTAGCCCTTTGAATTTTAACCGATTTACGATTTCGGTGTAAAGATAATCTATATCCGCGCGATAATCCTTATAATTATTATAGTTAAACGTGACATTAACGTAAAGGTTTGAAATTCCAGTCGGAGACTTAAATCCTAATATATCAGCCAGTATATCACGAATGCCTTTTGCTATTTTTCCACCAGCCAATGTACTGGGTGAATAAAGAAATAAAATAATAAAAACGAACTTTTGCCGAAAGCATGTACCAGATCTTCTTTCAGGTAATCCACAATTTCCTACAATTTCACAGTACCATTGAAATATCATAGGAATAATACCTAAATCTGATAAAATAGGCTTGATTAATTCTTGCTCTCTTTCTGAAAGTCTTGATTTCTGGTCTCTAATATATTTAAGTTCCGATATTGCAGAAAATTCTTTTACCATAACACGATTATTTTAAAAGTAAATAGTATATTTGCATTATAATCGTGTATGGGAGGATTGAGTGGTCGCGCGCTTGGTTCTCCTTTTGTTATTTTACTTTTCTACCCCATATCATCGCATTATACAGCGAGGCGGCGTATAACTTAATCTCTTCCTTGCTATCGAGGAAATCCACTTTCAACGCATCTTTCATCGCTTTTGCGTAAAGGTCTTTGTTTATATCATCTTCCATAATGTTCTATTTTTAATATATAATTTATTTTTGTCTCAAAAATTACGGGGGGGGTATAATTTAAACAGTGTCCTATTTTTAATACACACGCCATTTCCCCGTATCCTATTTTGACATAATTACCTGCATTTTACTTTCGTAAGCCCGTACTTGGCAAGTTTCAGATACACCGTCCTGACGCTTACATCAAGCATTTCGGCCATTCTACGGGGAGCTATGCCGTCTTCTTTGTACATCTTTGTAATGTTCTCTTGTGAAAGAGGGTCAACAAACACCTTCCTCGGTTCGGCTATTCCCATTCGTTTACGCGCCACTGCCGCATACGCTTCGTTTTGCTTATCCCTTGTTACGTAGATAACGGTAGTGTTGCTAAGGCGCAGAGGAACCAAGTTCTTTTCAAGCTGTTTGCGCTCCTCTATCAGGTGTTCTGCATCTCCGTTGACTGTCGTGTCTACCTTCTTGTATTGTTCAGGCAGACGGGCGTGTCTGTCTCTTAGTTTCTTTTCGGTTGCTCTCATTGTCTCAATATATTATTCCAATTCTATGATACCATTTGTCCGCATGGCTGAACCATCCAAGCATGAACGGTTTGCCGAAAATGGTTGCTTTGTAGAGTTTACTCATGTGTTAATTTGACTATTAAAATCGTTAATAAAGTTCCTTACTTGTAGGCTAAAACCTATATTTGTACCGCATTTGATTTGGAGCATTAACACCTCCAACCCGACGAACTGTCATTCGTCACCTTTCTTGTCCGTTCTCATTGAGAAAAGACATTTAAGCCCAATGTCCTGTAACTTTGGGCTTTTTTAGTTGCACTTGACAGGGTGCAGCTTAAAGCTTGCTAATACAGGTTAGTAGGCAAAACGGAGAGGAGGTGTTATTGTGAAAAATCAAATGCAAAATGAAAACGGCAAAACTCGTATTTTCTGTCGGTATATCATAAGGAACGGTAAGCGGATATATCCAAAACATTCCAAATACTTTTCTTTCTTGGTAGATAGTAAGAAAGTGGCGTAATGCTGTTTTAAGGGGATGTACAGGCATCCCTTTTTTTACTCATGGTTTATCACATCTTACATATCTAACTCCTAATATATTCAACGTCCCTCGGCAATGAGGACAAATGTTTTTGCAGTAATAAGACCCTATTACCACTGCCGGATCTTTAACTGGTGCAAAAGTGCACAAATGAGACAGACTCGTATCTACCTTTTTATATCTTCTTAATTTACTCATAATTCTATATGTAAATGATAAGTATTAATAATAGCAAACAAGTAAATAGCCACAGTAATAATACAGTCTATACATATGGCCCAACTACCGAGGCGGTAGAATCTTGATAAAGACAAAGCCATCACCGCCAAAAATAAAACCCATTGACTTGTCATTAGTCCTGCCATTAATGTCATCCACTCAAAAAGATCCAAAACGCTCATTAAAAGAAGCATGGGGTGCTTTTTAAAATATGTATTCTTATCTTCTTTGGGAGAATGTATATATTCGTATGTACGAGAATAAACCCTCTTACAGTTTAAGGCTTTCATGATTTCGTATAAAGCCAAAATACCTACAAATAAAAAAAATATATGCTTCATTACTATCCCTCCTTATTAACTTTATCACAGAACTCCATTAACCCTTCGTGTTCTTCTTTGGATATTTCTTTCCAAAAAGTGATTATACACACGCACCCGTCATCTTCATACAACTTACGCATCATGAGATTTACATCAAAATCTCTGCCTTCAATTGATTGTGTTCCGCAGCATATTCCACCTAATTTGGATCGATAAGTATAGTAATAGTATTTTTTAATATCAATATTTCTTTCCATGTTTATATGGTATTAATTCGTTATATCTTTGTTTCTGCTCAATGTGCCAGAGCAAATCTATGTCAAGATGCTTGGCAAGCCCGAAAATCTTAATTAGAGAGTAGGATATATCTCTATCAATAAGATTTTTAGTAATATTGAAAATAGACTCTGTAAATGTTTTGCCAATGAATATGTGCGAATATTCTTCAAGCACTTCATCATCCAAACAGTCATTCTCCAACTTAATTTCACGCAGTCCGCACAAATCAAGCAGGCGGATAACGGCATCGGTAAGCTCATCAGGAACTGTATCTTTGACGTGTCTTTCAAACGAGCACTTAAATCGTTTTTCTTCTTCCACTAATGCGGAATAACGGTTAAACTCACGCTCAAAAGTCAATATACCTTTGAAGTATTTCCCTTTTCTATCTGCTTCCACTGCTTCCATAAGCTCGGATATGACAAGACATAGGCAATGTTCGTTACTCAATTCTTCATCATGAAAACCATGTTCACAGGCGGTTTTATAGGCGCGATCGCGCAATTTATTTAAATTCATGTTCATGTCTTATTTTACTTTTAGTCATTTTCTAAAATAACGGGAGAGGTTATTTTAGTTTTCTCTACTTTCTTTAATTGATCATACTTTTCTCTCACTTGCCTGTAAAATTCCTCCTGCTTCTTTGTGAACGGCATGAATGAATGGTTCAGCCAGCGGCAGATGTAATAGGGCTTGTCGTTGGAGTAGTCCTTATTGTCTGACGTTACCAGCCAATCTATCGGATTGTCATTCCTATCTGCTTTTTCTCTTGCGAGAATGAACGCATCAATCAGCTTGGGGTATTTCATCAATCCGATATAGTTGCTTGTAAAGTTCGCTTTCGGGCAGACGATGCAACCTACACGCTTTGAGTGTTCGTATTCGGGATTGATAGGAAGGTTATGCTTGTGTATATAATCCCAAACATCATTGTCCGTCCAATCAATGATAGGCTTTAGCTGGATAACGCTTGCAGTTCCTACGGATTGGCAGTGTTCTTCAAAGTAATCGTCTATCAGAGCCTTGTTTCGCTTAATTACCGTTTTGTTCTTGGCTTCAAATGCAGTTCTATTGGCTCTTTTTGCACTTTCAGCCTTTCGCACACCGACAATGGAACACTTATCTACATAGTTCGGATTGTGTTTGTAACATTCGCAACAGTATGCCATTGTTACAGTTGGTAGTAACCCACCGTAATTTCTCCAAATGTTTTCGATAAAGCCAAACTTGTAGTCCCTTCTCCAAATCACATCGGGATAATGCTCACGGATGAAACGCTTTGTGACGGAGCTTTCAAAAGAGACATTGTAGTAGGCTTTGAAGTCTATGCCGCTGCGCTTGCAGAGGTCGTAAACAACACAAGAATCTTTACCTCCAGATACTCCAACCGCAATTTCAAAATTCATTGCTTTTGCTATCTTAGAAAATTTAATGATTCTGGTAATAGCTTGCTGTTCTATTTCTTCAGCAAATAGGTTCATAGTCTAATTGATTAGTTCAAATTCATAAGCGAATACCCAAGGGTTGCTGTTTTTTTTCTTCTATCTTTCCAAGTTCCATAATTCATATTATATAACCTATCGCACCATTCAAGATTTGACACTCTATTATTTGTTTTGTCTTCATCTTTATGATTTATTTCCTTATAGCCATTAGGATTTGGGATGAATGCTTGAGCTACCAATCTATGCACTCTTTTCGTTTTTCTGCAATTGGTATAATTTATACAAACCTGCATATATCCTTTTTCGGATTTTGCTGTTTTTATAAGTATTTCCTTTCCCCATTTTAATGACTTCACTCTTCCAAAATTTGAAATAAAGTAAGCATCGTCTGTTTTTGGTATAACCTTCCATACTTCATTATCAAAATCTTGTACAACAAACGAAGATTTATATTCTTTTTGTCTTTTTGCCCTACTTATTGCATCTCTCGCTTTGGCTTTCTCATAGTTACGAGTGCGAATAGATGTTTTCTTATGACAACTTTTGCAGCTTGATGTTATACCAATCTCACGCCTATTGTCAGCGTAAAACCCATTCTTTGAAAACCATTGTTTACATACATTGCACTGGTAATATATTTCTCCATTTATATATTTAAAAGGTTTTAATCTCATTAGTCTATCAGTTTAAATGAATAACAAAAAACGTATGGATTCTTTAGCCAAGTTCCTTTTCCAGACACCTTGTCTATGAGGGCGGCAAAGGCTTCGCGAGGGGTGTCGAAAACTGGGAAATACCCAGGTATCTCATATTTCTCGTCAAATCCAAGAGCTTTACCTATTTTGTTAGCTTTAATCATATTCACACCTTCACGTAAGCAGTCCTCGTCCGAAATGTCTTGGAGTCGTTCTATTTTTACGTTGGTGATGCGGATGTGGTGCTTGCAGGCTTCGGAGCGGACAAACATTTTATTATTCCAGCCAGCTGCATTTTTAATATGAGGATAATATCCGACATCTTCTTGCAGTGGCTCTTCTGCATCATACCCTAAATCTTTGTAGCTTTGCGCAATGGCAACCACTTCGCCGACTTTGTACGGAGAGGTAATAGTATCACAATAATATTCGGATGATATTTTGTCCTTTATGCCAAAATAAGTATTATCATCATCAGTTTTTAGTTTTTGTGATTCAGGAACTTTGACTATTACCATATCAGGACAACTACATTTCCAATAGTGTAACTTTTTATCTGTCACAATTCTCCTTGTCGTAGTCTTCCAACCTTCCAATACGGCTTGGGTTAAGCTGTATTTATCATTAAACATTATTTTCTTAGCCATAATCATATTAATCATTAAACAAATCAACAGCTTTCGCAACCCAATACCATATCACGAAATAAAAGGCGTATTTGGCTAATCTTTCGCAAGATAGTGAAGGCTCTAACCCGGCTATGAAATTCCACGTATTATACTCATATACACAAATTAGATATGATATAATGATAGAAACCAGTATATATATAAATCTTCTCATAATCATATAAGTTTTAATGCTTCAAAAATCCCGGCTTCGAGTGCTTCTTCGTAGGTATCCCAATTCCCACCATCGTTAGGGCCTTTGGCATCATCATCTTCCATCCATGTGCCGTTATTGGCTTTCACAATGGCATAGCCATAACCACAAGCATTACGGTATATTTCAATATGCAAGTTCTTGGTTTCACGCAGCCACTTTTGAGCAATGGATTGTGTAGGTTGAGAAAAGCATTGTTTTGGTAAATCATCATTAATTCTATATAAAGTTTCCCTTGGTATATTATTAATATCAATAACATTTTTACAATACTCATTAAACCCTTTCTTTCTCAGCTGCTTCGCTGTCTCTAATGTTACAAGTTCTTCGGTCATAGTTATTTCTCCATTTCTTTAAAATATTCAATCAATTCGTTTACGGTAGCCTTGTGCAATTTAAATACTTCTAATATACTGTCACAGTCTTTATTGTAAACCCAAACTCCTTCAGGTGAAATAAACCATTGAAGCTTATCTGTATCATCTCTTAGTGCGGCAATAGCTAAGAAAAGCTCTTCATTGGTTCCACAATCAATTCTTCCAGCACAATTCCATGTGCGATAAGGATTTGTAGCATCAAAAGCCCCTTTAATAATAATATGATAATTGCAGTTAACTGGTGATGTAGCAATACAAAACCTTTCATCTTCAATTACATCAGTAGGATGGTTGTATCCTAATTTTTCCAACTTCTTTCTTAATTCCGGTGTATTTTTGCGTATAAACGCTGGTGTCGAAAATCCCATAATTATTCCTCCTTATCTATCTTAATATCTGTCACTTTGCCACGATTGACGAAACGAAAACATTTCATTACAATACACAGAAACGTTTCGTATTGGCTCTCAAATTCATCGCATTCATAACGCAACGAGCAGTCACTGCAATCAGAATGCCCATTATACACTTTCTCTGCTTCATGCAGCACCCCGTCTATTATTATTCCGTTCTTTACTTCCATAATTAAAACGTCAAGATTATTTTTGTTTTTATTCTTACAGGCAAAGCAGATAACGTAGATTTTTCACTTTCCCTGCGTATATAAATCATATTATTGACTTCTAAACCTATTTCAGCTTCAAGTTTTTCCAAAATATGAGCTATCTCCATTTCAGCTTTCGATTTCTTGTTTTTTACTTCTTCTATATCCATGGTTATTCCCCTTTTAATTTCTTTATTATAGCATCCGCATTTCTTACAACAACATACGCAAAGTCATCAAGTGTAGGATTTGGGTCTGCTCCTTCAACAACCGGAGCGCATAAAAGCCCCTGTGTAATAACTTTCGCCAATTCATAACGTCTCTGCTCCCAATCAATAGTTTCATCATCTTTCAAAACCTCAACTAAACTATTATGAATAATCGGGTCCGTAGAACCAATCTTGGCATAGAAACGACATTCAACATCAATTATTTCTCCAGTTTCTTTTATTCTCGCTTTCATTGTTCACCCTCCTTAAAATATATCCATTTTCAATACACCAGCACAGCATATTATATGCGTTTTCCAATATATCCACATTGTTTTTATAATCTAAATCGTCAAACGTATAATTTACGTATCTATAACATATACAAGGCGGAAGTATTTGCAGTTGATATTCTTCATCATTGTATGTAATATAACTCGGCAGCTTGTCAAGAATGTCATGCAAGGTGTAAGCAGGGTATTCATGTTTCATATTCGGTTGAGAAACGAAGAGAGTAGGCCTTTCCTCTAAGGCGAGCACTCCATTGAAAAAAGATTCAACCGTAGGCAAAAACTGCCAGTGCATACTTGCATCACTCGTATCCAACCCAAGCTCCCGCAGGTGCTTCATCTGATCTATTGATAATACTTGTTTTGATTTCATATCTCACTCCTTTTTAAACACTTTTGCATAAAGCATTAAATTTGAATTTATCACAGTTTATAGTATCTCTGTTAAATCTGTCAGTGCATTTATAATAATGCTTACAGTTGTAACAAACCCTTTCAATCTTTTGCTTTTTCTTTACTTTAGGAAATTTCATATCTCAATCTCCTTTCTGTTTAATCCTTTTCAGTACATCCCTGCTGGCTTCGAGTATCTCATCGAAAGAGGGGATTTCGTTTTTACCAACATAATAAAACATAAGACCTCTGCTAACCATTGGCGAACGTCTTTTTAATGAGTTGAAAATAGATGTTGTTGGAATATTCATTTTAATTGAAGCATCTTTTATTGATTTGAAAACGTAAGCAGTTTCTCCATGTATGCAACAAATCTTTTTTCGATAACTATCAGTCGCATGCCCATAGGAGTTATTGTAAGACCTTGTACACCATTCCAAGTTATCAACATTATTATTTAAAGGGTTCTCGTCTTTATGATTTACCATCTCTAAATTTAAAGGGTTTGGTATAAATGCTTTTGCAACAAGCCTGTGCACAAACATTAGTTTCCTTTCCCCATTAATGCTAATTGTTACCTGAACATATCCATGAGAATCTATATAACCTTTCATTATCCTTGGATACGCTCGTTTCCCCCATCTACTAAAAATGCTTCTAACTCGTCCAAAATTACTAACTTGATACCCAAACACTCCTTTTGTGTCTTTCCATACCTCTTTCATGTCATTATAAATTTAAGAGTTTATGAATATTCTCTATAACTTCTCCGTCTGTCAGTGAATCGTCCTGCATGATTGATTTAATCCGATTTGCAAGCCATTCAGCACCGGCTTTGAACCCTTGTTCAATGTCATATCTATCAAAATCGAAATGCAATCTATATTTCTTTGGAACTCCACGTTCTTGACATTTATCGTCAGCATATTTCCTTACTGCTTCTTCTATTGTCTGTTTCATAACTATATTTTATAAGTTATCATGAATCGATCTTCGCCTCTCTAATGTCTATTTCAATCTCTAACGTGGTGTTTGATTTCGTTTTTAAAAGATGGTCTTCTATCGCTTCTGATAAATGACTCATTGCATCTTTTTCGTCCTTACCTATTCTCCTTACATTTATTTCTTCATTTGAAATAATATATCCATTTGACACCTTTTCAATTTTTATTTTTACTTTCATTTTAGCTCATTTTTTACTGATTTGAGGGTTATTCTTCTTTTAGTACGCTATCAATCAAACTGTCTATTTCCTGATCGGATAGAAACTGCTTACCTGCCTCCTTTTGCTCCTGAAGTTTAACTTTAAGCCTATTTTCTATCCTTTTCAACGCTGTACAAGTGTTCTTATCAGGATAATACCAATCAATAGAACTACAAACAATTAACTTAATATGATCAAGTTCTAAGCTATCCGGGCAATGTTTATTGAGAAAGTCTAAATCTTCTTTGATTATCTTCTCGTATGCGTTTTTATCAATCTTTATGCTCATATCTAAATTGTTATTCATTAATTGGTAGTTTCATAAAACACATCCATATCGTCTTACTTTGTCTTCCTGTGGTATGCCCAAATAACGGCTCATAAGGAATAAGAGACAATATTTCAATAGCTTTTATCTCGCTTTCGTTCCACTTGAATACCAATGTGCCATTTGGTTTTAAAACACGCATACATTCATCAAAGCCTGTCTTTATCACTTCCTGCCAATTAGCAGGGAGTTTACCATATTTCTTTGCCATCCATGATGTTTTGCCAAGTGTTTTCAAATGTGGCGGGTCAAACACTACCATATAAAAGGTGTTATCTTCAAATGGTAAATTAGTGAAATCTGCTACAATATCGGGTTTTACTTCTATGGTTCTGATTTTATCTCTATCCTTGGCCGTGATGGTTTCGCTACGCTTGTCTATGAATAAAGTGTTAGGATTATGTTTGTCAAACCAAAACATTCGGCTACCGCAACAGGCGTCTAATATGATTTTCGTTTTACTCATACTTATTTTGTTTTACTCTAATTTTGAAAGGAGCACATCCTAATGAAAGGCTGAGTGTCAAATTCTAACTTGTCATTATAACTGTTGGATATGCTCCTTTTTGTTGTTACTTTTGTTTCGTCAAATTCTAAAAATTATAACTTATGAAAGAGTTTATAAAAACATCAATCTACTGCCCTGAAGAAGTAATTGGTCTAACTATCTCAATCTGCAAACAGCTTAACATTCCATGCAGAGGAAAACAAGATGCAGGGAACTTTATTTTTCAAAGAGAGCTAATAAACAGCCTTTCAGGAAAATACAAGATAAATGCTTCCGTAGGAAATAATTGTTTTTATTATTCTAAAAGTCTAAACCTGATTGCGGAGTCTCTCGTTTCTCGTAATATCCTGAACGAAGACGCTCTTCGACAAGACTTGGAGGAATTTTGTTTAGCAAATCCGCCACTGCGCCTTTAGGAAAATACATGTGAAATCCCCTGAGTGAAAACACATTTTTTTCTATAAATAAGTTTGCGCCCACCACGTTATTGTTTAGCACTCTCTCCAAGCGTGCAAGGAACTTTTTATCCCTGTACGTTTGATACTTCTGTAATAGTTTTTTAATCATAATATATTATTGTAAGCTTAATATTCCACCTCAACAAATTCGCCGTCTACTAATCTATACCAAGTATCAGCCTTGATATTCTTGCCGTCAACCACAACGGCTTTCCAATCGGAAACATTGTACGAGCTTTCTTGCTCCTCTGCTATAACCAAGATAGATCCCATACCTCCTCTGACCTTTACATTTGTTCCTCGCGCCACCGCTAAACCGTTATTTCCAGTTGATGAACTACCTCTTGATGTCGCAGCACCACTATCACCAGCGGTCGCAGCACCATAATTACCAGCGGTCGCAGCACCACTATCACCAGCGGTCGCAGCACCTCTATTACCAGCGGTCGCAGCACCACTATCACCAGCGGTCGCAGCACCACTATCACCAGCGGTCGCAGCACCATAATTACCAGCGGTCGCAGCACCTCTATAACCAGCGGTCGCAGCACCATAATTACCAGCGGTCGCAGCACCTCTATAACCAGCGGTCGCAGCACCACTATCACCAGCGGTCGCAGCACCATAATTACCAGCGGTCGCAGCACCTCTATAACCAGCGGTCGCAGGAAACCCCGGATTTGCATTATTCATATTAGTGCACCGTTCCTTTACATAAGATACGGTTGCTTTCACAAGCCCTTTTATATCGAGTTTTGCTCCGATATGTATTTTAGAACAAGCGATCTTTGTATCATCCTCATCCGCATCCATATAACCGCTTCCCTCAACTTCGTGAAACTTATTCATACCTATATAAGCAGGCGGATAATATCCAAAGACATCCAATGGATGAAGACAAAAATGAAATCCATTTTCGCAAGCTTCTATTTCTCCTTCCTCCTCGTAGTCCTTGCCTTCTTCGTATTTAAATCCTCGGCATGTCATATCTGGATTAAAACCCTTGTATCCTTTTATTTTGGTAAACTCCTTTGGTAGAGTAACGTTATCCGGAAGATTTGCTCTAAGTATCATGTACGCCATATAATTTGTATCAAATCCGGCTATTCCTGTACCAATGGCGGTGAGAAGAAATTCCCTTTCCGGATGCTCCTCAGCAAATTCTCGGAAGTTTCCTAAATAGGTAATTAACTCTTCTTCGGTTACTTTCTGCATATCCTTATCTAATGTCGGAATAGCATACGACTGCCCTTGCATCCCTTCGGCTTGTCCCATGACTGCACCGAATTTTTCTACGGCTAATCTTGCCGCCCCTCCAGCATGATTACCGTTCATATTTGAACCAAAAACGAATATCTGATTTTCTGTAAGTTCCTGAATATTATCAGGAGTTAATTTCTTTTTCATAATGTATGTTGTTAGTTTAATTTATTCGTACATATTTACCTGCTATATCACACGCTCATCTCTCTGCCTCCTTAGCCTTAACCTTGCGTATTAGCGAACGGGCCTTATTCCTCACGAGCTCCGTAATATCATCCGCGCTGTCCGCAAAGGAACACTGATAGACATTGTCCGTACACTCCGACATGAACTGTACATGGGCCTTAGCTTCTTTGCCTACCTGCATTATCTTATCGTACATCTCCAATCGGTAATCAGGATGATATTTCTTAAGAACTTGGTTAAAGTCCATTGTAAACGTTTCTATCATGTCACAGATTAGAATAATCGCATTGGTGCAAGTATTGATATACTCCCTGTCTTCGGGTGACATATCAGACATGAGGCTCTGCATATTCTCCGTTTCACCTTCGTAGCTGTCAAGATATTCACGTATTACCCGATCCTCTATCTTTTGCATTTTTTCCTTTAGCAAAACAGCCTTGGCATATTGCCTGTTGATTATATACTGGGAGTGCTTGTTCTTTAGAGCAATCATTTGGCTGTCCTCCCTAATTGCTCTTCTCATTCTCTCTAAGACGTCTTCGGGTAGGTCGTTTATAGTTAGTTTGTTCATTTGTTTTTTATTTTTTGCCTTTAAATCTTTCGCATATTCTTCCATATCGGTCACACGCACATACCCTGTGACTTTTTACCATACAAAAGCATGAGTTTTCAATAAAATATTTAGCGTATGCACATCTTCGGCAATACACAGTAAAAAGGATTTCTTTTTTCTTTGGCATTATCTTCGGCTTTCTCCCTCTATTTTTACCACATTAAACATTTCTTTCACCCGGTCAGCGATATAGGCTCCATATCGTTGAGAAAGCTCTGTATCCGGGTCAAGATTCGTAGTCATATGGGTATAGAAATTATATCGCTGCTCATAACGGAGTTGCAATACGGTCTGAATGGCATTAATACCCGTACCAAAGTGTTTGGCATCCATAGGTTCCCTTCCTACCTCGTCAATAGCAAGATTGTGCATGCACGACCTGTCTGTGTATAGGTTCAGTCCGGAAATACCTTTCTCGGCAAACTGCAAGGCAATTTCGGCAGCACTGGTAAACTGAAAGGTCAGCCCCACATCTGCACCACCAATACAATAACGGGCGATTTTTGCCGTATAGTTCTGCATCCCTTTCAACAAAGTGGACTTACCCACCCCAATAGGCCCATGCAGCAACAACCCCTTGCTTACATCAAATACTCCGGGAATCCCCCAAACCCATTGATAAAGAGCTTTCAGCAATTGGCGATTACTATTATCAACCGTAAAAGTTGGCGAGATTGCTTTCATGGATGCAACAAGTTGATTACGCCAATACATTTCAGCCTGTTCTTTACTCCATTGTTTCTGATTAACTTTGCTTTCCGAATACGATTGATTTGATACCGGCGGAGCTTTCGTCCGGCTTTGTATCAATTTTCCGATTGTTTCCATTTCTTGCTTGAGATACAATTTCATTAAACTTAGAATTGATGTTGGTTACGCTGAAATTATCAAATATCCATCCCTCTTTAATTGATGAAAGAAGATATTGAAGTGCGTATAGCAGAGATTCATCAGAAACATCCATCTGTCTTTGTTCCCTCTGAAATCTAAGTTTTTTTAATAGTTGAGACATAGCCCCTGCATCTTTGGCAGTCCAATAATAGCTATCAGAGAAAGTTTTCTTGAAATAATCCTCAAAAAGAAAGCGGGCCTTTACGTTGATCGCTTTAGGCTCACTTTTCTTTTTCCCACCTCCCCCTTTCAAAGGGGGTGAGGGGGTATTATTTTTCTTTCTCTTTACTTTTACTTTACTTTGTTCATTATCCACATGATTAATTGAATTATTTGTGCAATTAATTGGATTGATTGCATTATTAATTAGATATTCAGGAATAATTTCAGTTTCTTTTCTTTGATAGGTGGCAAGAAGAAAACGCTTTTGTATTCCGAATGAAGTCAATATATGAAACTTCTCATAAAGCGAGTTGTCGAAAAATCCGACCTGTAAAGCTTTTACCATCACTTCCTTTACTGCGCCCTCGGAAACCCCAACTGTGTCAGCAATAACAAAAGGCAAATCTTCGTCCCACAAAATATAATACCCATTATCTTTATAGATATTACACAGCAGGCAAATAAGTATAGAAGTGGATTGAGAACCACAAGCACGTGAAATCTTTCTTATCTTAACGTCCGAAAAGAAACCGACATCCATAGGGAAATAATCTATCCCCTGTTTTGTAGGTCTGCCAGCCATATTATTTTGGTTTTAAACTCATATATTTAGAATCTTATATTAGTCAATTGTCTACCATTTGAGAATACAGCCCATTTACCATTACCTCCGTCAACAAGTTTTAAGTTTTCTACATATCCGAAACGATTAATATTTCCACATAGATCAACTATCCACCCAGCTTCTTTATTTGGGTGTGGTCGGATGGCCCTACCTACTATCTGATACCACATAGCAAGTGACATTGTAGGACGTGCCATAACGACTGTATCAAGTTCCGGATAGTCAAAGCCGGTGGTTAATACCCCGACATTCGCCACTACCGAAATTTCACCAGCCTTGAATGCTTCGAGAATCCTTTCACGCTCACCTTTGGGAGTGTCACCGGAAACAATGGCGCAACCAGAGATAGAGTAAGTAAGCCTCTCGGCTTCTTTTAAGAACCGGGTAAATACCAATATACCTTTCCGTTTAATGCCTGTTTTTTGATTATTAACAAGCCGTTGAACTATATGAACTAAGAAACTATAAAAATCAATTCGTTCATATTCTCGTTGTACCGATCTGTCTGTATAATCAGCACCAGTAGTGTTAACTTTTAAATTCAATTCGTTCCATCCGGTAGGATTCATTGGATAATAGTTCAACTTAGACAAATATCCCATATCAAGTAAAGTTGATACCTGTACATGATAAATTACCTCTTTAAAGATTGCCGGACGTGTGCGAGTGATAAACTTTAGCATAGCCCCAAATTCCTGACTTGAAGAAAGCCTGTAAGGAGTTGCAGTAAGACCAAGTATCTTGCAATTTACCACTTCAAAGAATTTTTTGTACATTCCCTCCTTGGGATTAACAAGGTGACATTCATCCACGATGATGTTCTTGAAGTGGATGAACAATTCAGGATGGTTCTTCACGCTGCCAATGGTGGCGAATGTTATCCGGCTTATTTCCTTTGAGTTGAAAGAAGCTGAATAGATGCTGCAATCAAGAATACCGTATGAACAGAGTTTTTTGAAATTTTGCTCGAGTATTTCCTTGCTTGGCTGAAACACTAAGGTATGTCCATCAAGCCTTGCGGCTATATCCGCTATGATAAGACTCTTTCCCGACCCCGTAGGCAGAACCATGATAGCATTTGTTTTCTTCGCCTTGTTGTTGAAGAAAGAAACGGCTGCATCGGATGCTTTCTGTTGATAGTCTCTTAATTTGAATTGCATATCGGTATAATTTCAAATTCTATTCTTGGATTTACTTTGTCGATAAACTTCTCTGCTACTATCTTCACACAATTACGGTCATTCTTGATAGCTTTACATCCTTGCAAACAATCGAGAACCGTTTTAAAACAGTTGTCAAGATCTGGGCGTTGATTCTCGTAAAATACGTTCAAATGAAGTTCAAACAATGACGATATATTTCTATTGCGGTATTGGCTACATTGAAGATAGAAAGACTTTTCGTATTCCTTTAATGCCGATTGTTTGGCAAGACTGCCATGACCATTCAATGTGACCACTTTGTAACAATTAGATTTACTTGGGACTTTCCCATGAATAATTTGTTTCATAAGCCAAAATATCTGTTAGCCGCCTGTTCATCATGTAAGCGGACTATATTTACTAATTCAGTACACCTTCTGCGAAACTCTCGGTTTCCATCATATAGGTCGTGATGATTTCTACACATTGGAACTACATTCCATTCTTCAGTATAGTATTCAGGATAAAGAGAACGAGGTAACAAATGTGCTGGGTCAACAGCCGGACGACCGCACAAACAGCAATAAGGAGATAGGTTTCTCTTTATCTTATCCATTTCTCTATTTAGTTTTGCTTGTTTACTACTTACTCTCTTCATATTTACCTAATTAAAAGCCCCGAAGCGTATTCTCCGGGGCACAACCATTATTTACTAACCCTTGCCATTTATGTGTGGCTCACATCATTCCATCGGGAACACTGTCCGTATGCGCATTACAGAAATATCCATTTGCAACTAAATACTTTCATGTCCCCTTTCTAACACAAGTTTGTGGAGAAGCCCGGGCTCGAACCGGGACGAGTTTATTCGGCTTGTTACTATAGCATGACTGCTAAGGTGGAAAAGCACCAACTTCCTATTTCTATTACACTCACCGCGCTACCCACGGCGTGCCTACCAATTACACCACTTCTCCATATTCACCTGCCCAATCTTCACAGACCGAGCAGGCATGTAAACAAAGTTACACCTCAACGATTACAATGTCTGGTGCAATCTGTCTGATGGCATCCAACTGTACATCAATGACTTTATTCTTGTATTCCTCAATTGCTTCATTTGCGCCAGCCGACACAAGAGAAAGGGAAACATCTCTACCGTCTACATCCGCATAAATCTCAACCTCGATTTCTTCATTGGCAAACCCTTTGAAAAGAGGGATATTCAGTTTGAAGGATTTCGGTAGGTTAGAATCAACCACCTGCGAGTAGTTATCTACCTTGCTACCATTCTCTTCTTTGCTTCTTTCGATGTCTTGGTTTACCTTTGCCTTGAAGTTCTTCAAGGTAGAAACGAGCATCATATTCTGTGACTTGTCGGTAAAGAAAGCCCGGTGCATCTTCAAGAATTTGGATAGCTTAATAGGTTCCCATTTCTTTTCGGTATTGATACCAAACTCTTGCATTTCTTTTGAAGGCTGCAAAATACCGTTGATTTCAGTCTGATAGTAGTTGGTTTCATCAATTGTTAATGCTAACCCCATCTTATCACGATTTACAATGATATTGGTCGATTTCTGATTAATCAGTTCGACACGCTTTTCCAACCATCTGAGAGGTGCATCTATCGTTCCACTGATAACTACTCTTTCCGGTTCTTTTGGGTCGAGTGCTACGGGTGCTTCCCCCTCTCTCAATACTACTTCAATTGGTGCACCGTTATAATCTTTCGGTACAATCACGTTTAATTTGTTTTCGATCATGATTCCGTTCCTGTTTTACGATTAATACTAAAAATTGTCTTCTGCATTTCCTGTGGCATGATAGGACGGGAATAAACCAGCTCACCAAGTTTATTATAGTACCCTGCCATTTTTTCATCATGGTCGAGTATCTTAGCACATTCTTCATGGGGAATATACTCTGTACCTTTCTTAATATTCTCAAGAAGCGTTTGTTTTTCCTCGTTCAGGGGTTTAAGTTGTTCTTTGTACCCGTCCATCACTTCTTTCTTCTCAATCTCAATATCATTTATCTTGATTGAGGTTTCGGCTAACAACTCTTTCTTTTGCGCCAATTCATCTGGTGTAAAACGGTGAGTATAGCCAATCTCTTCTACTGCATCGGCATTGTCCTGTAAGAACTGCCATCTATCCTTTTCGGGGATTTCTTGACCTAAAAATTTATCCATTATTCTTTAATTTAGAAATTAGTTCATCTTTCATTCTCAATATTTTGGCCATGCCTCTCATCCGGGACTGAGCAGCGAGATACATTTGCTTATACTTAGCCGCATCCGTTAAGGCACGCTCGTATTTGGCTGTCTTTTCATCGGCAAACCTGCCTATGCTGTCACGCTTGTAAACCTTTGGAGGCTTAACCTCGTTCCCGAATAAGTCATTCATGATTAAATAAATTCTTGATTTCTTTGTATTTCCTGCTGAGCGTATATCAACATTTGATGTTCATTTGCAGCCGGCAGATAAATTCCTGCTACTGATGCACTCCAATTGCGGAAACGGTCAATACTTAGGGTCATTTCACCCGTTGTCAGTTCGGCAGAACTGCGCAAGTATGTAACTTCCTGTCCTTTCTTGTTGACCGCCTTTCGCTCAAACAAATCACGATTACAAATCCTTTTATAAAAATCTATTTTTGCTTCGTCAAGGCTGCAACCGTATTCACTACCGAAATACCCTAAAAGAAGATGCAAGTAGCTGTTTTGGGCAAGCGTGCGATTAGGTAGTTTCTTTTTCAATTCAACTACTGCACGCTCTTTAAACAGCTTGTTTACATATTCTTTGAATTTTGGTATTTGGTATTCATTTTTTAAGTCGAATAGCATAATTAGAATGGTGGATTATCATTATTATAAGGTGGCGGGAAATTCTGCGGCGGTTGCTGATATGTCGGTTGTGGCGCTGGTTGTTGAACTGGTACGGATTGCTGCGATGCTTGTCTTAGTTCAATCCGATATGGTTGAACACGAGTAAATATCTGCTCTACACCATCCTTGTTAAGGTAGCGTGTGCCTTGTACGTCAAATGAGATGGTGACTGCTTGCCCAGCTTGGTACTTGTCAAGATCGGCACATCTGTCACCGATAAACTCTAACATGAGAGTATTTTCAAAGCTGCTTTTTTCACCTGTATATGGGTCAAATCGCGTACAATCTATTACTATTCCTCTTTTGAGGATGGTTTTACTACCATCTTTGGATGGTATTTGTTGGGTAGGATAGATGTGTAAAATCTTTCCTGTCAATGTATTTGCCATAATTATTTAGTATAAAAGTCTTTAATCTGCTGAAATATGAAACCTCTCTCTCTTATTTTAGAGATAGCTTTCTCGTCACGAGTGATTCTTACTTTACAATACTCATTGGACTTGATTACCCTATTCCAATTATAACTATCATCATAGGATGTGACAGAGAGAAAAACAAGATTGCAACTTTCAAGCCTTGTACAGTAAAGCTGTTCCTGCACTTGGTTGTAGTAAGACTTGTGTTTCTTCTTTACATAATCAACAAGGGAATTATTGTCATGCTTGATAGGTTCAATAAATTCAAGGTAATCAGAAAGCGCAAGAGTTTTCAACTCATCGAAATCTACGAGTTTCCCCTTTTCAATTTTTGCGAAATCCAAACTACACTTGAACACATCCATTTCCTCTGACGTCACGACATATTGTGTGAAATAATTATCGGGCAATGTAAGAAGGTATCTATTCTCAAGAATAGCACCTGTACGTAGAGCGTCTATCGGGCTTGCATAAGCGTTATAATTAGGTTTTACACCGCTGACAAAACGCTGCATTAATGATGAATGGGACTTGGTTTCTTTCCCACTCATCAAGGCGTGAATATCGCCACTACCAATATACATCGTTTCTATCATATCTTACCTTTCTTTTTTAAATTATTGTAAGCCATTTTAAACTGTTCAGCACTCATATCCTCAGAACTTCCAACATTGAAATAAGAAAGAATATTTTGTGTAAATTCGTTGTCAAGCATCATGTAGTTTATAACAGCATTTTTGATTTCATCTACTGTTACAGGTATTTGTTCCTTTGATTTGTTTTCGTCAGGGTCTTCACCAGTAGCAATTTTATAAGCATTCAGAAGAGCGTATTTCCTTGCGTAAGTCGAAGCCTTACCAAAACCCTTATCTCCAGGGTCAAGACCACGACCAAAACTTTCTACGTCTATAAATTCATCTGTCTTTTCAAGGTTAATGATGCGTAATGTCATTTTCACGATATCCATATATTGTATGGATTCTCCACCACCGTCTTTTACAATCTTTATAATATCAGATTTTACGAGTTCTTGTTTGACGGGAATACTGACAATCCCGAATTTAGTTTCTGCTTCTTTCACTTCAAGAGTGACATCTATGTCCTGTACCGCTTTATAGGCATAATTTCCTTTTCCAACGGTCATGTTTTTCTCGATGTTCTTTATTTCATTGGAAACAGCTTGTATCTTTTGATATAAATTAAGTTCATTCATAATCATTCTTTTTAATTACTGATTTAACCTTATCTCTTGCAAGTATTCTGCTAACATTAGCAACTGAAAGAGCCTGCTTAATTTCCGTTTTTGAAAAGTAAAGAGGTGAGTTTTTCCCTTGACCTTTACGAAATGGTTTGATAATATCTTTTTGAACAAGAATATTAAACCGTTTCAAGTCTATTTTCATCATTTTCAACCACTTTTTCACCTCTCTTAATCTGATACTATCTTGTGACGGTTCATAAGATTTTATGGCTTCCATATATCCAACCTGATAACTGTCAATCATTATAGATTGAAGATCCTCTATATTCATTATAACCTCCTAACTCTTTCCATTATTTCTATTCTAACCCTTCTTGACCTTCTCATATCACTTTGTTCATGATAAATTGAAAGAGAGAATACACACAACAAACAACAAGCAACCGCAGAACGCATGATAGGCGAAAAGTCCATAGTAAATTTAATTCCGGATATCCTTTCGTGAAGCATTGTAGCAAGTTCCCTTCCATTACGTACATGCAATATCTCAAAAGCCTTTTGTAACTGATTATTAATTGTGCTGACCGCCCGGCATTTAAGATTGGCAATTTCCTTTTTCTCATACCCTTGTGCATACATTCGCGCTGTTATTTCGCACTCAGGTGTAAGCTCTGTAAATATTCGGTTCATAATCGTGCGAGTTAAAAATTATGACATTCTTGTCACAATAACAATCCCCTTTTTGGGATAAGACTTTGAAGTCCATTTTTTCCCTTCAAGAAGATGTTTAGCATTCAGAAGAGACACATTATTACGAATTGTCTCAAGCGAAGATATAGGTAGCTTTATTGAAGCTCCTTTCTTCAAGTTTCTCATTTTCTCTTTACTTTCTACTTTTTCCATAAATGTTATATTAAAATGATTGGTGGACGTTGACGGACTCGAACCGCCAGTCTCCTCAAATGAGGTGTGTTAGCCATTACACCGAACGCCCTAAAAACACTTCGGGCTATCTTCACAGACTACCCGAAGAAAACCTAAACGAACTTAGTAGATTTGTTCTTTTTAAAATCTAAAAAACGACCGCCCGTATAAGGGTAAAGGGGTAACGTGTACTTTGTATCCCTCGCGGCTTTTTATACGGTAATAGCGCTAACCTTTTCTGCGGTGTTGTGCCCCACCCGATTCTCGCTATCGGTTGCCAGTCTTTAGCTGTCTGTAAGGCTATATTGTCGAAAACAGTACAGACGCCTAACCTGTATGCTTACTGCTCTGAGACGATTCTTTGCGGTGTTTTCTGCTAATTGTTAAACATTGCACAGCTCACAAGCTCCAACTTGCTTATGTGTGTTCATTATCTTTGGTTGACCTTCGTAGTTTATGAATTACGCTACAAAGGGTTTTACAATATTTCAAAGAGCTTAATCAAAGAACCCTGCCCAGTTCTCGCTACTGGATGCCGTTCAGTTCGTCAGCAAGGTTATCATGAATTATTCAATGCTATCGTAGTAAGACTGATGTTGCCTATACTCTTCTATCACGTTATCAGTATCATTACCTACTTTCTCTACAATTTCATTGTACGCAGCACAAGAAATGTTTTGCATTACAGCTTCTTGATAGTCACATTTGCCCGCAATACCAAGTACGAAGAAAAATGCAACCATACCAGCAACGAACATTATTATTTGTTTTGTTAATCTGCTCATATTCATATCTTTTATCTGTTAATGTTATCGCCAAGAATTATCGTAGTATCTCAATGTCGGTTGCAAGTCGATAATGGCTTGTCTAAAGTTATTGGCAGGCTTCGGATAGTCGGTATAAACTGGATTTACCTGTGCCTTATACTCGTCCATTTTCAAACTTGCATCTGTCCAAGCATCTTTCAAAGCCTTAGCAAAAGAATACCACTTGAAAGCCTTGTTCTGCTTCATATAAGCCCAAGCTTTCTGCATAATGGCGCGTCTGTTATATTTGCCATTTATTACCAATCTGTAATCTCTTGCTTTCATAACTTTTATTTTTAATGCGTTTATACTATTTTATTCTACCAACCTTTTTTCTATCTTTGTATCGTGATTGAATGATTGATGATGCAAATATATGAAGTTTATTCATATAATTCATATCAAATACGAATTATTTTCATATTAATACAGTTAAAATATGTTTTATGCCTATAAATCAAGATTTTAAAAACATAATAATCAGAATTAAATATGAATTCAATTTGAATCAAAGTCAAATTGCTGAAAGACTGGGGGTAAAAAGCACATATTTATCTGATATGATAAACGGTCGTGTACCATATAATGAGAGCATGGGGAAGAAAATACATGAAGTTTTCCATATAAGCAAAGACGAAAATATGAACTATGGTCAAAATTTTGGTTCCATTGGGGGAAATAATCGTTCTACGTATAATAATGTCGGAAATACCTCTAATGAAGATACAGAGTTTTTAAAACAAAAAATAGAACTTCTTGAACTTCGATTGAAGGAAAAGGATGATATTATACAAGCAAAAAATGAGACTATTGAAACCAAAAACGAAATAATTGAAAATTTAAAAGCTAAGATAAAATAATACACGCATTTAATAAACAATACTCCTTAAAAAACGTTTTATATGCTTATAGATTAATACTAAAAGCATATAAAATGAACGAATGTGATGTTAACCTAAATTGTGGATCCATACAAGGAGATAACAAATCTACGTATTCAAATGTAGGAAACACATTCAACATTTCGTTTAAGGAAGGTGGTTATAAACAAGTTATCAAACCTGATGGAACAGTAGAGGTTTATACATTTGATTATATTGAAAAAGAAAGTAATCAATATTGTCAATATCTAATTCAGAGAATTATAGATTTGGAAAGAATTATTTCAGACAAAGATATAATAATAAAAACGAAAGAAGACATCATAAGTATTCTTAGTGAGAAAATAAGACAAGCACTAAAATATGAATTTTAGCAAATATACATGGCAGCTGTACAAGCAATCAGAAGAAGGTAAAAAAACAATAAACTCCTTTTCTAAAACTGACGGTTATATCTTATTTAGAAGATATTGCCCGCACGCTAATTTCATACCAGAAGATTTATATAACGATTGGTTGGAGAACATATATTGTTACGGTGTATCAGATTATGACCAACCCACCTTAATAGAAGAAGCAAAAGATTTATACATTTCACTTATTACGTTAGGTATACGGGTAGAAGAGCAACAATGGATTCCTGCTAACGACTTCAAGAATATGCTTGGAATCATCCAACCTATATCCTATATCTTATCACAATTTTCATCTGAATATTTCTTCCCATATCTATTTCTTTGCCGAATATTCGAGCTGAATAAGATAGCAGACTTCTTTAACATAGACCTACCAAATATCCCCAAAAGAACTGATTACAAAGGGAGGTGTATGTATTATTGGAAACTATGTGAGGTGTTTTATCTATTTAGGAAAAAGAATGGATTATCTCCAGAAGAATTATGGTCTTTTCTATATGACTTTGCCCCTAATAATCTTCCTAATGAGAAGACGGATATGCCCAAACCATCACAGGCATGGTTTATAGGTGGTAGATTGTACCAAGAAGATAAATCTTTAGAATCAAAATTTTGGCAATCAAGCCCTGAAACGAAAAAAGGAGATATACTTGTTCATTATGAAACATCTCCGATCAGCGCAATCACTTGCATAGAAACATCTCTTACAGATGGGGTAATAGATCCACTATTCCGATATTATGGGTGTATCTATATTGGGAATAGAATAAATATTCCATACATCACCCTAAAAGAACTACAAGTCAATGAATACTTCTCAAAACATCCTCTAATCCGAAAGAGTTTTCAAGGAGTGAATGGATGGCCAATGAGTAGTAAAGATTACTCAGAACTACTTCGGATGATAAAGGCAAAAGGATTTGATACCGAAACATTGCCCAAACTATACGCCCCCACCATACCCAATAACATTTCGATAGTTCACGAAAGAGATGTAGAAACTCAATTGCTGGAACCTTTACTTAACTCTATGGGGTGGTACGAAAATAAGGACTTCATCCGGCAATTACCAATCCAAGCAGGGAGAGGACATCGGGTGTTCCCGGATTATGCGTTACATTATGACGATAAGTCAAATGAGGAAAGGGCAAAGGTTTTGATTGAAGCCAAGTTGCATATGAAGAATAACAAGAAGATAGAAGAAGCTTTTTTACAAGCACGCTCATACGCCCGATTACTCAATTCTTCTGTGATTGTTTTATGCGATAAAGATTACCTAATTGTTTATGAGAGAAAAGATAGCTTCGACCGGGACAGATACAAGAAATACTGTTGGGGGGATTTTGAAAATCCAGATATCTTCAACGAATTAAAGAACAGACTAAATATATAAGGTTATGAAGAAGGTTTTATTGTTAATAATAGTAGCAACATTTCAAATTGTAGCATTTTCATCATGTGACGAATCAGTTTACAAAGGTAGGAAAGTGTATAAGGCGTATTTCGATTATACGCTGAAAGACCCGGAATCATTTAAGGTGTATAATGAAAAATATACCAAAGATGGGGATTTTACTGTTAATTGGGAACTTGACTATGGTGCAAAAAACTCAATGGGAGGTATGGTTCGGGAGAATGTATCGTTTACGACGGTAGGAACATCCATCTTTATAAATGGGGATTATTATAAAATAGAAGAATTAAAGTAATTTGCGAAATGTTTCCCCATTGTTTACCCATACAATAGAAAATAAGCAAATAACAATTTGATTATCAAGGATATAAAACTAACAAGTCCTCAGATTGTGGTTCTGAATGTCGAGGGTTCGAGTCCCTTCAGTCACCCAAAAGAAATCCTTAATAGTCAATAG